AACCTAAAGGGAAGGAATCTTTATTTTTCTGTTTTAGACCCAGAAACCCTGACGCAAAAAGCCCCACAAGAAGCTTCTCGAAAACTGAAAGAGGCGGGAATCAAAGGAATCAGATATGACGATGGTTTCAGCAGAAGGGCGGATGATAATAAAACAAGCAACTACGTTATTTTTGACCCAAGACTTATAGAAATAACTAGACAGTACGGCATTCCCGTTGCTTCTGCTGGCGCTTTATTGGCTGCAATGGATGCTGAGCAGGTTGATTCTGACGAGCTTCTCAAAGCCGATGGCGGCGAGATACGAAAATTTAAAAAGGGTGGCGATGTCGATTTAGATGACATAGACATCTTTGAGTCGCCAATGGCTAGGTTTCGAGAACCCGTAAGGCGGGATCTTGGCCCTATGCAGATGGCTATACCTGAAGAAGAAGGTCTTAGAGACAAAGCCGAAAGGCTACTTGCTGGTTTGATGGGCGATGATCGAGAAGACTATCGACGCGCTGAAAAGGCTTTGATGGCAGCGGACGTTTTGCCTGTGCTTGGCGATGTCGGAGCCGCTGCCGATCTGTCCGACGCTATCGAGAAGGGCGACCTCTCTGGAGCTGGCATAGCCGCGCTTGGTTTAATTCCCGTGGTCGGAGGCGTTGCCTCTAGAACATTGAAAGGCTCAAGGGGTGCTTTTGGGCCACCCAGTTTAGAAAAACAACGCGGCTCGTTGGGAGAGGGCATACCCCAGCCACCCAAGATAAGCAAAAAGGAAGCTGTTCCGCTTTTGAAGCAGCAGTTTATTGAGGAACAGCCGACAATTGGCTCTTTCGATGAAGCCACAGGCAAGCCAGTCACAGAAAAGCTGAACCGTGATAGGGCAAACGCTTACGAAAGAAGCATAGTGAAGGGGCCGCCAGCAGTTTTCCGCCGCGAGCTTTTTCGACTTGGCAATAGGGTAGAAAGACAGCCTCTTGTTGAAAGAAAAATAATAAATCCAGAAGTTTTGAAAGATTATGTTGGGGTTCCTGTCGTTGGAGATATGAGTGCCAGAATAAAAAACCCTACTAGCCAGCCCTACCCAGAAGATGCTGGCATATTATCTGTTCGCGGGGTGCCATTATCCCGCAGAGTGATACCAGAAGGCGGGTTTCAATTTACAGCAGACAGCGAGGGCGCGGGGAAAGGCTGGTCTTCTATGGCAGGCATTGCCACCAAGAAGCAAGGCAACATTATTTTAGCTGCTGATAAAACGGGCAAAGAACCGCTTGGTATATTTAGTGCAATGGGCGCTGAGTCTATGGACTTCACAGCCCCAACGCTAGAAATGATGATTGCTCAAATACCAGCAATAAGAATACCCAAGGCAGACATTGCTTCTTTTGACAAAGTTATACGAGACGGTGCTGGAAAGGTTAAAGGCAGGCCCGAATGGGTTGGCCTAGAAAGCCCTGATGTTTTTAATCAGATATTAGGCGAAGGCGGGTTTGACAGAGGGGGCGCTGGCGCATTAAGGATTGATGTTTTAGCGGAGATGAAAAAAGATAAGTGGAAAAAGCTTGGCTTCCCCCTTTATGACGATGCTTACGAAACAATGAAAGCTCAAGAGTTTGACGAGGCCGTTAAAAACGCTACTGGGCTTAGCATGTATAGAGCCGATCCAAATCGCGGCACATTTCCAGAACTTTACCACAAGTCTTATGACTCAAGTTTTCCTGCCAAAAAAGGTGAAGAGTATTTTGGTGGATTGATTGAAGGCGTCCCACCAGAAATAATGTTCCCTGATACGTTTAAAGATTTAAGCCAAAGAGTAAACAAAGCTGGTGAGCCGTTTAATTACCAGCAGCAAACTGGCTCTCTGGTTATGAATCCAAAGCTTTACGAAGAGTACGATGACGAAAAGATACAGGGCATCATCGACTACCTAAACGAGTATGCTGGAACTGATTACGCGGAAGGTGGCGCGGTTAACATTGATGACATCGACATCTTTGAATAAATAGTGCTATGGACGTGGCTCTATAGGCACTCTGACAAACTCCGCAGTCACCTTCACCTCGACTTCTTGGTCTTGGTGAAGGGCTTCGAGGATCACGTCTTCGATCAGGTCTTCGAGCACATCTAGGTCTACCAGCGTCTTCACGCTCACTTCAGCTATTATCGTCATCTTTCGCATTGATCCCCCGCTCTTTTTTCCACAGGCGGATAATGTAGTCGGCTTCTGGCCCTGCGTCATGTTGGGAGTCGAGCACATGGCGGTATAGCTTCATGGCTTTGTCGCTGTCGGCTTCTAGCATCATGCGGAATGCGGCCATATCGAGTGTTTGAAAATACTTATCCATAGCATTAACTGAAAAGAAGTTGTTGAACGGACGGGTTGTGCGAAGAGTCGTATCTTTTGTTCTCGCCCTTTGGGTAGGGAAGAATTTCGTAGGATAAGTTTTTCATCATCACTTTCTTTTCCTTTTTTGTGCCCAGAAGATAAAAGTACCTGTGTTTCCTTGGCCTTTCTTTGAGATACAGCCTGTCTCCATACTTTTGTCTGAGCAAGGTGTGTTTGTCGATCCCTTTGGTTTTGTCGTAACGACCAACGCTGTCGCCAATTGACGCATGGTGAAGATGCTCAAGACCCTCTACGGCATAGTCGCTAAACTTGCTGCTTAGACCCGTATACAGCCAGTTGGTGGCTTGATAGATGTAACCGCTATGGTTTTGCGAAGTGTCTGCGTAGCTTACAATCACATGCGGCTTAGCGAGTTGTTTTAAACACCGAGAAACAAAAAAAGAAAGCGTATTGCTTGGCAATCCATCGTTTACGACAAGCCTGCTAAGCTCAAGGAAGCAGTCTTCATAAAGGCCATTGAAAGCTCCTTTGACAAGCGTGTGGCTCATAGGCTTGCCGAAGCTGCAAACCCCTGACAACACATCTTCAACATACAGGCCGAAAGCTACAGATAAAGATGGCATTCGTTTTGCGTAATGCTTTTGCAAGAACCACTCGGTACATTCCTCTTTTTTTATCGGAATGACTTTCACGAAAGCTCCTCCAACTCCGCCAGCCACCACGCCAGATCCCCAGCCTTGTATTCCTCGAAGGCTTGCTCGACCAGCTCTGGCCTGCCAAGGCGCTCAGCCTCGGCATTGATCGCAGCTCGCTGCATTACCCCGCGCTGCCAGACTTTGTGGTCATCGCTGTACTCGAAATACCAGTCGTGGTTTCGCAGCAGCTTAATTAGATTTTCCATCATTCCACCCTCCACACTCGAATCACGCCTTCATCGGCCAGAACGCGCTGCGCTGTTTTTTGCCCAGCTATTTTTGCCCTGCTTACGAGAGCGTTTGCTTCGAGCGAATAGGAAGACCGCCTGTCCTTTCCCGTAGTTTTTGCAACGAACTCAAAAACCACGCTGTCGCCTACTTCCCACGATTCGATAATCTTGTTTAGGTGTTTGTGCTTGCTGTTTGTTTTATTTTTCCCGCCCCTCGGCGGTATCGGCACATTCTTATCAACCTGCATCACTCTTCCCCCCAAACTTAGCGAGCTTCTGCTCGATACTCGTCCACCGAGCTTTTAGCTCGGCCTCTTGATCTTTGTCGTAGCACTTGTACCAGAAGCAGGTTCCGATCAGCCCGTTGATGCGAGGATCGTCGGAGCTGCTACGCATAAGCGTAGACAGCATCTCGATCTCTTCGTTGGTTAGCTGAACGTACTGGGTTTTAAGTAGACTCATCACTTTCTCCATTGTTAGCTTTCAAAAGCCTACCACATGCCGTGCCGATATGCAAACACCTATACAAAAGAATTTATTCAAATAAAGTGTTGCACATCGACACGGATGCCCTTATTATGCAATTTCACTTACAGGAGAAACGTGATGACCGACAGAGAAATGACCGTTGAAGAACAATTGCTACACGCCGACTGCCACAAGTTTTCTCGCTTGCATGTCCTGACCGCAGCGGAATCTATGATGCTGCCAGCTTTGTTCCGCAAGGGTGCGGCAGCAACCGAAGAGACGCTTTCTGCGTTCACGAACAAGGCGTTGCAGATCAACGAGCTTGGCGAGTATGTAGCGAAGATGGCTCGTAAGCTTGCTGACACCGAAGACGGCAAGAAGCTGTACGCAGAGTTTTTGCAGGAGGGCGCAGCATGAGCGCCCAAGCAAAGAAGGTTTTTTACAACCGAGTGCGCCGCACTTGCCTGAAGCACAACATCGACATTGTGTACGATGGGATGCCCAAGGCAGTGTATGGCGTGGAGCTGGTCAAAGACGGTCAGGTGATGTTCGCTGACCGCAGTGCCGATAACATGCCGCTGGATATCAATTGGCAGCGACTGCATCAGGAGATGGCCGACTATGGCTATAAAGGCGGTGTGAAATGAGCGGCAACCCACTCAAGCAAATCAACAACATCTACGGCTACGTCCGCGTATCCACAGACGAGCAGGTCAAGTCTGGTATCTCATTGGAGACACAGAAGCAGCAGATCAGTGAGTTTGTGCGTGAAAAATACAACCGTGATGTGACTGAGTTCTTTGCAGACGAAGGCATCTCTGGCACCCATGCGGTGCTGGATCGACCCGCCAGCCGCGATATGACTGACGTAATTGACCGCCATGACGTGGTGATCTGCACTCGGCTTGACCGATTGAGCCGCTCCAGCTCTGACTTGTTGGGCCTGATTCCAGTGCTGCAAGACATTGGGATCACGCTGTACTTCTGCGAGCAGTTTGGCGAGATGCCGATTGTTTACCCAGACGCCGCCAAGTCTAAGGGCTTGGATGCCAAGTTCGATATGAACTCGATGGCAAACCAGATCATGCTGATGGTTTTGTCGGCGGTTGCCGAGATCGAACACGCGACCATCAAAGATCGATTTGCCGCAGGCAAGCTCGACTGGGCTTCTCGCGGCTACGCCATTGGCGGATCTGCACCCTACGGCTTTCGCCATGTTGAAGTGAAGACGGGCAGCAAGACGCGCAAGTATCTCGAAGAGGTGCCAGAGGAGCAGGCGGTACTGAGGTCGATCTATCGGCTCAACAAGCGTGGCCTTGGCCCTCGCAAGATTGCCAAGCAAGTCAACAGCTTGCACGACATCCCCCCGCTCACGCACTCCAAGGTGCAGCGGATCTTGGGCCGTAAGTTTCAGGGTGTTCCAGCCTAGTTTTGTGTATTATCGCGGTTGATCTCAGGAGACTTTTATGGGCGCGTTGGAAGACGTTGAGTACGCTATCGCTAAGATTCAGGCCATGCTGGAGCAAGACTTCATGACCGTGCCTGTGCGCGAAATCCTTACGGATTGCCTATCGCGGCTCGAAGCGGCCAAGTACATGCTGGATGACTGATGGCAAACATTAACGGCTGGGGCCGTGGCACATGGGGCGAAGGCGCGTGGAACTCAGTCTTACCTGTTGAGCTGACCTCGGCTGGAGCCATGACTTCAGGCGTCGGCGCAGTGTCGCTGGTTTGCGCCAACAATGTTACCGCGCCCACTTTGGCGGTGACCTCTGGCCTTGGGTCTGTAACGGTTATTGCAAAAGCCAACGTCACCGCTCCAAGCTTTGCCGTGACCTCTGGCCTTGGCGCACCGTCCGTTGTTGCCAAGGCGATCCAGACCCTGCCAACATTTGCGGTGACCTCTGCGCTAGGCTCGGTGACCGTTCATGAGAACGAGGTCATCAACCTACCAAGCTTTGCCCTTACCACGGCAGTCGGCTCGGTCACGGTGGTTGCGAAGGCAAATATCACGCCTATCGGGGTGTCTTCTACTTTCGCTGTTGGCCCCATTCTGGTATGGGGCGAGATAGACACCGACCAAACCCCGTCCTACAATGAAA